CCAGTTCTTTTTGAATGGCGCGTCAGGAACAACGCCAGTCAACTTGCCTTCTTGGGCAATTGTTTCAGCATGATGTTTTCCGTAACCAAGCGTATCTACAGAGCCATCCTGCCACCTAACTCCATAGGTTTTGTCGCCAAGAGGTATAGCCTCGCCAGTCATACGCTTTGGGTTTTCCTCAGATGCGTAACCTTTCTTGCGACCAGCTTGATGCCAATCAGATTGAATCTCTTCGACTTGCAAGACCTTCCTCGGCGGAACCTTGCGTTCACCCTGAGCCATAGTCACGTTGTTGCGAATGCTTTCAGGCAAAGTCTCAACATACGCCTGCAACTGCTCAGGGGTGTCAAACATATCTGATTGCCTGCCAGACGTCTTGTTGACAACGTAGAAGCCCTTCTGTGGGGGCTGAGCGATCATTCTATCCTGCACACGCATGTGAGCTAACACGTTGGGATCATCCCAATGACCAGATGAGTAGTTGGATGCGGCTGTCTGTTTCTTTGCCTGCAAATCTGCCATCTCTTTAATTTGCGCAGGGGTCAAGTCACCACGTCGTTGTTCTGCCTCTAGCATCAACAAACGATGAAAGTCTTTTTCGGTATAAGACTGTGGCAACTTCAGTAGCATCTCACGATAGTTGCTACCACCCCGAGTTCTGTAATCGTCGTCGGCATACTTTGCGGCTTCAGCATCAATCTCTGCATTCCATTCACGCAACTGTCGATGAGGCACGTCACGATAGTTGTCGTAGCCATAAATCTCCATCTTGTCATCAAGAAGCCTTCTACGCTCATCGCCATCAATGTCTTCCAAAATACGCTCTTGAACCTTGGGTGGTGGGTTGTCAGCTAATACTTGCTGAGCCTCTTCCTTGGTCATCTTGCCCTTGGCTTTAAATGCCTGCTCAAGCTTACGGTCGGCGATCTCCGCCTTCTTGACGCCGGGCTGTTTCATTACCTCGGTCAAGAACTCTATGCCCGTGCCCTTGGGGCGCTTTAGGTTGGACATCGCCTCATCCACAGCGGAGTAGAAGGGTGCGGCTTTCTTGACTGTCTCACCAGCCTTGCCAGCTTTAGTCAGTGCTCCTATGAGGCTCATAGTGGTCTCTCTTCAAGGATTAGGTCGTCGCCAGATACTTCACCGCCTTCGGCTTTGTGGACAGCTCCGCCCTTCTTTAAACCAAGCTTCTGCAACTCGGTCAGGATGTCTTCGGTGATCAACTGTGTGGGTGGGTTGCCGCGGGTGTAGTCCATGTAGCCCGGCATCCGCTTCTTCTCGCGCATGGTCTTATCAACAAAGTCCTTCATGACAAGGTTGCGCTCGACTGGGCTAAACGTCAGACCTAAGTCCTCGCCTTGCAGAATAGTCGGGAACGCTGGGTGCAAGTCAGGGCGATCAATGATTCCACCGCTCAATGTGAACAGGCGATTACCCAATGCACCAGTAGGTTGATCTATCAATGCTGGGTCGGTTGTGTTACGGATGATCTTGTCGTAGTCAATGATCTGACCCTTCTTACCGCCCACCTGTACACCGCCCATTAAGTTACCAGCAACGGAGCGACGACTAAACGTGTTAGCTATGTCTCTGAACTTTTTGTCCATGATGTCAACATCAGCGGGAAACACAGGATTACCCTTGTTGTCAATGGACGCGGCTAGGCGTGTATTGATTAAGTCGCGCAGTTCAGGCGGTAAATCACCACGCTTGGCGGCTTTCCTGAAGTCACCGTATAGCTTGTCAAACACCATCTGGTTGGACTGGTGCTGAGTAGGTGTACCGATCATAGCCGCATAGACAGCGTCGTCACCCTTCTTACCACCACCAAGGATAGTCTTAGCTGTGCCTGCGTTTTGAACGCCCCATGCCGCCTCAGCCGCACGGTACTCGGGTTCGGTGAGTTGTAGGCTCGAGAAACCGGGGCCCCCTAAGTACCCACCACCAACCTTTGTGCGGTCAGACTGCGTGATCTTTAGTGGACGACCTTCAATCTTGCCTAGCGCCTCAGACGCTTTCATAGGCGTGACGTTCTTGATGCTTGCACCAACAGGCAGACCTTTGGTCAAGGGGCCAATTAGTGGGTAGGCTTGTGCGGCTATGCCTAATCCAAAAGCAGGCTCAGCAACGTCTTTGATTGCTTGGTAGTCAGGATGCAGGACACTAAAGCCCATTTCATCTGGGCGTTCACCCATTAAGCCAGCCATAACGGCATAGGTCTTGGGATCTCTTAGCGTGTTCACGTCAGCTTGCTCAGCGCGCTTCTTAGCGGCGGCGTACTTCTTAGTGCCAGCTCCACCAAAGAACGGCTTGATGTCGTCCTCTGAGCCACCTTCTTTCATGCGCTTGTTGCCCAGCTCAAGCATCATGGTGTCAGGGTTGTTGGAGATGGAGACCTTGCCGCCACGCTTCATGCCTTCGGGTGCAGGAGGTAAGGATGGCGGAGTATTTACCGATTTGTTATATTGATCAATTAAATCGTAATACTCTTTATCCGTCACATATTTTGGAGCTTTAAACCCTGATTTTTCAATCTCCTGAGTTGCAAAGTTTGAAAAAGGTCTAAGACCAGTGTTTCGTAAGTCACCAACATCAGACCAATTACCGCTACGCACAAAGTCTTGCACGAATGGCAGATACTGTTCTTTTGGCTTGGCGTTCTGTTTGCCTTTAATTTGATTGATATAAAAGGGAATGTCACTCAATGCCATTCGAATCTGAATTTCCTTGACATCGGCGTCTGTGTAGCCGTTAGGCAACAACTTTGCCTCTTTTAAAGCCGCATCCTTGTACGGAATTAAATCTTTCTCGTATATAGGTTTAAATACTTGTCCAGTTTCAATGGTGACATGTGGCTCGCCTTTAGAGTCAATCAATGAGTAGACTTTAGCTTTACCGCTCTTTATTTTTTCCCAACCGCCAAGACCGTAGCCAGAGTAACCACTGTCACCTGAGCCTTTAGTCCAATCAGGATGACCTTCTGGTGGCTCGTAGCCGCGGACTGAGTGACCCATGGCGTCTGACTCAGCGGCAAAGTCGCCGGGGCGGTTCAGCTCCACCCACTTTAACCCTTCTGGGTATTCTTTGTAAACAGGCAACTCAGAGCGAGCGGTCAACCGCGCCTCGTCCATCTTCTTGGCAAGCTCTTGGTCATACTCAAAGGTGCGGCGTACTGCCTGCTCCATGCTGACCTTGTTGAGTTGCTCAGGGCGAATGCGACCAGCGGCTACGTCTTCACGCAAGACATCAATGATGTGGTCAAATCCCAAGTCGTACGTTGAGCCTGAGTACAGCCTTGTCTCTGGGTCAAGCTTACTGACAAACGGATTGGCTTCACCAGCTCGCTTTTCAAACCCTTGCTCTCTTGCCATCAATCCATACAGATTATCTTTTAGCTCAGCAAACTTTGTATCACCTAAAATTTCAGCCTTCTGAATAGGAGGCATCTTCATAAGCATTTCAACTTCTTTTGGGTTGAAATCTTTGTTGCCTACGTGTTCACCCATGCGAACCAGAAAGTCTTGATCAAGCTTTTTCAGGTGATCGTTCATCTCAGTTCTAGCCTGATCAAGCTTAGCGGAAAGGCCCGACATCTCCTGTATCTTGCCAGCCTTAGTAACCCTGATCGCATCATCGGATATGTTCTCCCACTGCTTAGCAAGCTCAGACTTGCCCATGCCCTCAGCAGGGTAGCCTTCTGCCTTACGTATGGCTTGCAGGTATTCCATGCGATCTGGGTCGTTATTCAGCGGGGTGTGAACTATGCCCTCTTCAGCCAGCTTGCGAACTGGGTCATCGCGTGTACCCATTTCCTTTTTGACGTAGTTAGTCAAGTTGCTGTCAATCCACTTATCAACCGCGGCTTCACCCTTAGTTACGTCAAGCATACGTTGAACACGGTCTCGCTGGTCTTGGTTCAGTGTTGGATCGTTCAGCAACTCTTCGTGCTTAGGTATGCGTTCGGCTGGTGTCTCACCAACAAATGTGCTTGTCTTAAGCCTCTGTAGATTGTCTTCAGGAGTTACGATCTGACCTTTACCACCACCTAGCCAATTACCGCCGTAGGGCTTGATCACGTTGGACTGCGTGTTAGCGCCCATCGCCATGACCATCTCACGAGGCAGACCACCACGCTCTAAGGCGCCCTTGACGACGGGCTCCATGGCGCTCTCAAGCTTCCTGCCTACCTGCTCTGCACCCTTACCAGCCACTCGCATAGCTTGGGACGTGGCTGGGCCCGTCAGGTACTGCAAAGCCACAGCCTCTGGCATCAACGGTGGAATCTTGTAGTCTGTCTCAAGGCTACCAAGTAAGTCGCCAATGTCCTGTGCATACTCATACGCCAAAGGTTGCTCAGGCTTGTACAGGCGCTCCTGCATGAACTTGTCAGCCGCCTCGTCGCCCTTGAAAATGCGAGTAGGGATTGAGTTGATGCCCTGCGTCAAAGCTGAGCCAAGGAACCTGCCAGCCTGTACGCCTCCAGCCAGCTTCTCAAGCGGGGATCTGTCAGCCTGTTGCTGGCGCCTAAGTTGGGCATCACGCTCAGCCATGCGTCTGCTTAGCTCAAGGTTTTCCTTAGTGGGAACGCTTAAATCAACGTCGCCGTACTGGGGCAGATCCATCGCTCTGGGATCTTCAACGAAGGCTGGTGGCTGAGCCGATCTGAAGTTCTTAGCTATGTTTCGCCCAACTCGTGGGTAGAACGCTGGTGTGTTTTCGTCAGCCATGGCTTATCCCGCTGAGTTGCTGTTGCCCCAATGATACCTTGGGTGTAGCCGTTCGTCCATCATGCTGAATACGGGTTCTCACGCTTCTTAGCCATTCCGCTATCCGCATAGTCGTCGTCGTCATAGTCGTCCCGTGGGGCGCCATCGATGTCCAGCCACCCAGCATCACGTAGGAACCGTAGACCTTGGGTGCAGGCGTCCACGAAGTCGTCGTGCGTTGAGTCAGGGAAGCTACATATCTGGCTGACCATGCCCTCAGCCCAGTCCTTGACGTAGCCCTTCCTGACACTGCTCTCAGGGATCCATACACGCCCAGCGGCAATGATATTGGACACGATGTTAAGGCGTTGGAGCTTGTCCGCACGACCGGGGTTGTACGCTCTTACAGGCAAGTGCCCACGTTGCAAGTCTTGGATCAAGGATATGCCGGCGGACTTGTCCTCTACGAGGATCAGGTCAACACGCTTCTTGTCCTTGCCCTCACCGTACACCACGTCGTACTCCTCGATCACCTTGGGGCGCAGGTCTGGGTACTGAAGCCTGTCCTGCCAGCAGTCGATCACCATGGCGGACATGGGGCCGTCCAGTGGCTTGAACACACCGAACGTGATAGCCGCTGTCGGATCGTTGGCGGTCTTCTCTGACGTTGCGCAGTCGTATGACTGGATGATGTACTCGAACTTCGGGAACGGCATGTTTGGCGCCCACAGCTTGAACATGTCGCGCTTGACAATCCCTGACTCTTCTGGGTCTATCAGCTCTGCGTGGATCTCCTGCCTTCCTATGGTGGTTCCTTCATAGCTAAGGATCTGCTTCTGAAAGCTTGGGGCGAGGTTAGCTAGGTTGACGTAGGTAGATGCCGTCGTAAGGGCTACGTCGTCTCCTTCACGCCCTACAAGCTCTACGATCAGGTCTTTGGGTCGTGGGGTGGTCGTGGCAAGGATCTGTGTCCTGCCATCAGCCTTCTTGAGTCGGACGGCAAACTGTATGTTGTACCAAGCCTCGTCAAGAAAGTCCCAAGCGGCAAGCTCGTCTAACCAAGCACCGTGATACTGACCACCGCGGAAACGATCAGGCTCATTGGCTGAGATGCCTTTGATCAGGCTCCCGTTGACCAGCACGATCTCATGCAGGGCTTTGTTGTAGTCCCTAATCAGGATTGGAGGGATGACGGCGATCAGACCTGACTCACCCTCAAAACAGGTTGCTCTAACGTCCATCGATGTAGGAGCTGAGACCAGCCATCGAGTGTTGGCGTTCCGCCATGCCCACCACCAAAGCTGTTCAGCCGCGGTACGGGTCTTGCCAGCTCCACGACCAGCCAGCATGAGCCAGATAGACCACCATGTACCTTGGGGTAGCTTTTGGTGATCAAACGCGCCTGAGAGCCATTTAGAGCGCTTGGCATAGGCTATGTTGTGGTAGACGTTCATCCGCTTGCGCAGTTCCTCGTCACCAAGGACGTCCAACACCTCCTGATCTATGACATCACTCATGAACCAATTCGCATCAGTTCAAGGCGCTGAATAGCGGCGTCCATCATGTCCTTTACGTCCACATCGATCACCATGGGATCAAACGTCTGCTCAGGTTGCTTCTGCTCACCGTACTTCTTAGGCGCCATACGAGCGGCTGTCCACTTGCGGGTGTCAACCCTAAGCTTCATCCACGCCACGTAGGAGGAGTCGAACTTGACCTCGACCAGCTCTCCCTTGTTGTTTGTGATATGGCTCAGCTCAGGCGGCTGGTCAACAATGTCGATCAGCTCATCAAACTGAGTTTCTGCTTGAATTTCACGTGCGCGTGTGTATTGCTCCAGAAAAGCAGGCTTGGTGGTCAACCACGACATCACGCTTGAGAGGCTCGGCATATTCTCACTCAAGCAGATCTTGCGTAAGCTCTCACCTAATCCTAGTCTTGTACATATATCGTTAGCTAGCTCTTCTGTGTAAATGGACGGTCTGCCTATCTTTGGCTCTTCTTTTGTTTGCGGCTCAACTGTCACATCGGCGACTGGGTCGCTGGGAAGACTCTTTTGTTTCTTTGCCATCACTGAACTCCTTTAACGCAAAGTTTAACGGATCTTTGTGATTGTATGCAATCAGTCTCCCAATCCCCTCATGATCCTTCTATCCATGTCTTTGATGGTTAGCTTGAATTCTTTGTTTTGTTTCTCTAGGTTTGCGGCTTTTGTTTGGGCGTACTTCAGCTTTGACTCCAGCTCTTGCACCTTAACCTGTAGCTCTGCAATCGTTTCCTGCTCAGTCATTCTTCATCCCAAAAGTCTTGAGACCAAGCCAGTACAGGGGTCTCTAATCCCAAGTAGCCGCCCTCGATGTTGAACTCGATGAACTCTCTGGCTTCGTCAGAGCTTATGCCATCCTTCATAAGGATTTCCCTTATCTTTTCGGCGTCGTACACCAGCACCTGAACCTGTTGGCTGTCTCTCCATATCATCGCAGGGCCAATGATCGCTTCATCGTAGCCTTCGTACTTGATCATCGCTTGAGTCCTCGTACGTATGCCGCAAAGCTTTGTGTTGTATCCCCACCGTTGCGCATCTTGTCGAACTCGAGCGCTACCTCTTCCAAGGTATCGTTCCTGATCTTGTTTGTGATGGGGTCGAGCTGGCGTTCAATCATCTGCCTTTTGCGCCAGCCTAGCGCCCTCTCCCAGATGTTTAGTTCTGTTTCGCTCATGAGTTTTTCTCCAGTATTGCGGCTTCAATCTTCCTTGCCCACTCGAGAACCATGATCATGTTCCAATTGGCGCTTTCAGGCGTAACACCTAAGGCTTTTTGGATCTCTTTGTCCGTCAGGCTTTTCCAAGAGCGAACGTACTCCTGAATGTCGTCGTCCTCATCCCTTCGTTTCGTGAAGTGATAGGGTTGCCCCTTCATGGCGTTCTCACGCTCTATGCGCGTAAACTCGTCGTCTTCATCAGTATGAATCATTGCTTTTCCCGTCTGGTCTTGGACAATCTGTTGGTGGGATGCAGATACACCAAACGGCTTTATATTGCCCCCTTGGCGCCACTTCCCATCGATCTATGTACACGTCAGGCATATTCTTAAGACTCTTCCTGACGTTGTACTTTGATCTGTCCAACAGTTCTGATAAATCTTCTAAAGTTGCTCCATCAGGTATTCCGCGAAGCGTAACCCGTATGCTCTTGATCAAAGACAGCATCAGGAAGCCCCTTTATCGGGCGTTTGAGCCGTTTTCTGGTCGAGTTGAGGGTCAAGGTGCTTGAGGAGCTGTTGAAGGTTTATAGGGGCTATTTTCTCGAGGCGCCTGATTTCGGTCAAAACGCAGTCCACACCTGCGTTGAAACCTTTGATGTATGGGCTCATGTTGGTCTCGCTCATGCTGGCACCTCTTGAGCCAAGATAGCCTGCAAGCCTGCAAGAATTTGCTCAGCTTCTGTACGAGTCAGGGTGGTGTGGGCTGTACACCCACGCAGTTGCAAGTGGAGCCAAACCCCTCCCTCGTCCCACTGACAGACTGTTACGCGATGACCACATTCGGTGGTGACGGTTGTTTCTTGTTCAAGTTTCATGTTGTCACCATTTTGGCTTGCATTTCTTCCCACTCTTTTACGGTCAGCATCTTTACTTCTGTTTCATCCCAACGACTAAAGTGATGAAATGCTTCGCAAGCTTGCTTGATGGTCAATGGCAGGGTAGGTCTCCACATTTTTAATGCGCCCACATAAGTGTCCCTACGGATCACGATCCACTCTTTGCGACCGTTAGGGTTTGAGCCAACACCACGGTTTCTGCGTGATGTGCGGACTATGGTCCCACATGCTGATGAATATGTCATTTTGATTTCCTTCAAGTAACCGCCTTATTGGCGTAAATGAATTGTAACACTAAATTAAAACGGGTTGGAGTAGGGACTTTCCCTACCCCTTGTTTTATACCTTTGCCCAGTATCCGTAGACCATCTTGTGTGATGGGTTACCGATGTCGTTTGGTACACCGTCAATGACAGCCACCAAGTGATGCGCCTGCCTTGCAATCACTACGCCCTTTGGCATATCTGCGCAACGTGCCTTGCGTCCCTCAAACTTTGGGGCTGACATCCAA